TTATAAGTCAACATCTCCTTTCAGGACTGCCTCCATAATGGATTTTTTCTCATCCTCGGCGTCGTTGAAAGGCAAAACATAGAAATAAAAGGAATGCATACCGAGGTTGTTATCTTTAATTTTCTGCAAAATATGAGGTATCTCGGTCTTGATGTCGTCCCTAATCTTTGCTTCAGCAAGAGCTTCATATTCCGTAAGAGGATAGTCTTTTCCAAGCCCGAGTGAATAACCGAGGAAAACACCATATGAGGTATTGCAGACGGCTTTCTTTTCACGGCTCGGAATCAGAATATCTCTTGCAAGCTGAATGTCTTCGGCGTCACACATTACTTCGAGCGAAACATCTCGTACCATTCTCAATTCGCTGTTTTTGCATTCTTCCATGCGAAGGATGCAGTCAAAAGCGCCTTCAATAGCATATCCAATGTCACCCATGATATTTGACGCACCAAAAACAATCTGGTGATATGGTTTCCCGGATGTGCTGCTGGTCAGAAGATGAATGCCGTCACAGGCACTGGCATATTTCTTAGCGTCTGTGGCAAGCTCTACGCGGCTCATAATTTTCGGTGCACCGAGCCGTTCTTCCAAGAATGTGTAGTCCAGAATCTCTCCAAGTTCAGCGCCGGTTCCTTTTGCGTCGGGCCCACCATTTTTTCTTAAAACGCGCATTGCCTGCGCGACTATTGCTTGTGTATCTCCGGTTAGGTTGAAGTTCTCGATTCTTGCCCGTGAAAAAACGTAATCGCCAATAATCCTGTAAACATAGGCCTTTAGATCTTCTGTGCTTATTTCATTGTCGCTTATGGAAAGATGAAAAAGGCGCAGTTGTCCATCGGTCATCCAGTCAACCTTTTCAGGCTGTTCTATTTCCTGAAAAACCGAGGCGAAATCACCATGTTGTAAAGTCTTTGTCAATGTTTCGCTCATGCCGCGCCTCCTCATATACTTTTCAAAAAGCTTATTTTTGCGTAGTATTATTTCTTATTTTTTCATCGGTTGGAGCTTTGTATGGCTTGTTTTCGGGATTATATGTCATGTTAAACACCATATCAGACAACCACTTTTTGAACGAAGGATTGTCTTGGAACTGCTTAAACAGCTCCATATTATCTGCCATAATAGAGAAAATAACCTGTTGTAGAGCGCGTTCACTTTCGAGACGGGCGTTCTGGGCATCAGAGTTCCTCATTGCAAATTGATAGCTCTCATCTTTTGCTACCATTGCGGGAATCTCAAGTATCTGCCTGCGGACGTTATCCGCGTCGTTCCAGTTGATGTTGCCAAACATATCATTGAAGGCCGAGAGAATTGAAGAAAGTAAGTCCAGCTCTGGATTGACGATATGTCCGATTTTACCGGCAGGGACGGGGCCTATCTCGGCGTCTTCGTCCTCAAGCTTTATCGACATAGCTTCCTGCGCCTCGAGGCGATAACTGTCAAGGTCAATGGCTTCCAAGATGCCCTGAGAAAGGTCGTCTTCACGCGGAGACGGTAGCTTAGGGATCAGTAGGTTAAGGAATATGGAGAGCTTCTCCCAGTCGGCGTTGCCGTAGGGCAGGATTGCACCGAGGAATCCATACGTACGGCAGAAGGACTTTGCCGCGCTCTTAAACTTGATCTGGTCTTCGGTTTCAAACTCTTTATATACAGCGGTGCAGGCGTCGAGAATCGGATCGAGCCGATCACGCTCTGCGCCGTTCAGATATAGGTGTACCAGCTTGTCCACGTGATCCTGGGAATAGACTTGATAGCTTTCCATTAACGCAATGATGTCATATAGCTTGTTCGGATCCGTCTCGCCGGAGAGGATCGTAGTGCGATAATAACGCGAGAACGCTTCTTCGATAATGGATGTCTTGTTTGCAAAGTCCAGCACAAAGGTATCATATTTCTTCGGGCAGGCGCGATTGAGTCGCGAGAGTGTCTGCACAGCCTTGATGTCATAGAGCATTTTATCTACATACATTGTGTGTAGCAGCGGTTCATCAAATCCGGTTTGGAACATATCCGCCACTACAAGTAAACGATACGGGTCTTCTTCAAAGCGGTCTGGAATCTCTGCATCGGAGAAGCCATTAATTGCTGCCGAAGTAAGCGCTGGTTCCTGCCCCTGATACTTATGCTCGCCGGAGAAAGCGACGATTGCCTTATATGGGCTGTGCCGTGAAGCAAGGCACTTATTGATGGCATAGTAGTATTCGACGCAGCGTGGGATACTGGCCGTAACCACCATGGCGCGAGCTTGTCCGCCTATCTTGCCCTTTGCGATAACCTGCTCATGGAAATGATCTATCATCATTTCGGCCTTCTGCGAAATGGTGAAGCTATCACTTTCGACAAAGGCGCGGAGCTTCTTTTGTGCCCGTTTTTTGTCAAACATAGGGTCGTTATCGACGGTTTTCATCAATTTGTAGTAGCTATCGATGGGCGTGTAGTATTTAAGAACATCAAGAATGAAGCCCTCCTGAATAGCCTGTTTCATCGTGTAAACATGAAACGGTCGGTGCTGCAGTTCTCCTTTATCGTTAAGAATTGGATTGCCATTTTCGTCTACCACAAGAGTACCGAAGGTTTCCAGTGTCTTGTTCTTGGGTGTAGCTGTAAAGGCGAAGTAACTGGCATTTTGCAGCAGTTTGCGGCCCTCCATCATGGCGTTTATCATATCCTCATTGTCCATTTCATCATCAGAAGCAAGACCTGAGAGGGCAAGATTCATCTGTGCGGAGTTACGCCCACTCTGCCCGGAGTGCGCCTCGTCGATAAGTAACGCGAATTTGTGCTCTTTATGTTCTGCGCCGATGTCCGGCACGACGAACGGAAACTTCTCAATGGTGGTAACGATAATGCGTTTGCCAGCTTTGATGGCATCGCGCAGTTCGCCGGAGCGTTCTGCCCATGCGACGGTATTGCCTACTTGCATGAACTGCTTAATGGTGTCGCGTATCTGCTTATCCAGAATACGACGATCGGTGACGACGATGACCGAATCGACCATCGGATGCCCGTCCTTTTCCAACGCGATGAGCTGATGCGCCAGCCATGCGATGGAGTTGGACTTGCCGCTGCCTGCGCTGTGCTGAATGAGGTAGCGCTTGCCGATGCCGTTTTGTTGAATGTCTGTAAGGAGCTTTTCAACCACATCAAGCTGATGGTAACGCGGGAATATTTGCGTGACCTTTTTCTTTTTCGTTTTTTTATCGACCGTTTCGACGACCTGCGCATAGTTCTCGATGATACGGCAGAGCTTCTCTTTGGTGAGAATGTCCTTCCAGAGATAGTCGGTCATGATGCCGTCCGGGTTGGGCGGATTGCCTGCACCATCTTTATATCCCTTATCAAAAGGCAAAAACCAGCTCTCTTTTCCGGCGAGCTTGGTGCAGAACTTCACACGGGCGTCGTCCGCGGCAAAGTGAACCATACAGCGTTTGAACTGGAACAGCAGCTCATGCGGATCGCGGTCGGTCTTATACTGTTCAACAGCGTCGTCCGTATTCTGCTTTGTTAGCTGGTTCTTCAGCTCAAAGGTGATGACCGGCAAGCCGTTTATAAACAGACACATATCCAATGCCAGCCGCGTCGCATCGGAAGAAAATTGGAGTTGCCGCGTAACGCTGAAGATATTCTTCTCGTGCATAAGTTTTGCTTTAGCGTTATTCTCGGTAGGCGTCAGATAGAACATAATGAGGTCTACAGGATAGACCTTGATGCCGTTACGCAGCACATCAATAATGCCTCGCTTGGCAAGCTCACCCTGTAAACGATTCAGAAATTGCTTCTTCTTGATTTCAGTCTTGAACACGCCCAGCTTTTCCATTGCATCCGGCTGTGTATCCGAGAGAAAGCGAAACAGGCGTACCTCATCAATGGCATATTCGCGGTTATAGTCGGCGTTTGTGCCCTGTTCGTAGCCGTTGTGCTCAACCAGCCACTGAACAATCAAGGTTTCAAGGCCGGATTCCTTTGTGTTGGTAAAAGCCATGCGTCATTCCTCCTGTTCTTCGGTTTCTTCGGCAGCATCCTCGTCGTCGAGGTTCTCTTCTTCAGAGTCGATTTCTCCGACCATATCGAAATCTGGGACTTCAATGCCACGGACGTCTATTTGCCCGGTAACAACGTCAGATACGAGACGTGTACGGAGTTCTTGCAGGCGCTCGATTTCCTCATGGAATTTTTGCTTTATTACACTAATTCTCGCGCATTGTGCATCAAGCAAGGTAACTATTTCTGCTTGCTCATCTTCTGGCGGAAGTATCACACAGGTATTCTTAAGGATTCGTTGCGTTACGCTGTATACCTTCACTCCGTTAACTTGCTTTCTCAGGCTATATCTCCACGCAGAGGAAAGAAATAAGTAGGAAAGGTAACGCCTTGCTTTCTTATCCTTCGGACGAGCAATGACCGTATGATAACCTGCAAAAAGCGTATCATCCCGATCCACATACACACAATTACCCACTCCTTGATAATCTTCAGATGTGTCAGCAAAGATAAAGTCGCCTTCATGTACCAGAGAGTTGGGGGCACTTTGAATATAGTCTTCGCTTACATAACGGATAAGTGAATCATCTATGCTTGTGCCGGTATTTGTTTTTGAATGCACCTGCCCATAACTAATTACAGGAGTACCAGACGGAAGGAGATTTGCTTTTGTTATCGCAAGCCCTTTGCCGAAATTAAAAATTTGATTAAACTTATACGCATTCCAAGTTAATGGTATAGAAATGTCCCACGAAAGGCTACTGACTTTAGTCTCTTTTTCATGTAGAGAACGTAATACGAATGTATCTATTATGACTTGTCTTTCTTCTTCGAGTAGCTGTATTTCGTGCTTCTTCGCCGCGATCAGTTTGTTTATCTTTGATACCTGCCAGTCGAGGTAGCGGACAATCTGGTCTTGCTCCTCACGCGGCGGTATAAGTATTTCCAGATTTCTCAAATCGTTTCCTGAGAGGGTCTGTCGGACGCCTTCTCCGAGACCGTTAAAGATGTTTCTCTTATACCAATCATAATATTGATAATAGAAATACTTGATGTTCATATCTGCCCGAGGGACAAATCGTATATAAGCAGAACTCATAATCCCTTTTTCAGGAACCATTCCAACCCTACTTGTAGAAATGTTATTTAAATCTATCAGTTTGAAAACGAGCTCGCCGGAATCAAAAATCTGATATGTATTATAATCTGACGGCGAAAGACCGATTGGCTTTTCGCCATTATTTCGTATTACGCCGCGAAGAGTAAGCGAAAGAACGTTGCTCTCTTCGTTTCCTTTGTTCAGCTTTTTGGGATTGGCGAAAAAGCGTTTTGCCTTCTCACAGCTCCAGTGTGTTGGATATTCATGATTCCAGCGGATTATTGATGGAGAATATTGCTCATACTTCATCCTTCCAGCCCTCCGAGAATCTCTGCCATCATGCCGTCAGTTTCGGCTTCGAGGGCTTTCAGGTCGGCAAGGATGTCCGCCATGCTCCGTAGTTCCACCGGCTTATAGAAATACTTGGTGAAGCTGATCTCATAACCAATCTTCGTCTGCTTTTCGTCCACATAGGCGTCAGCGGCGTAAGGGAGCACCTCATTTTCCATAAACGCTGCAATACCGCCATCATAGATAAACGGCACGATTTCGGTGTCGCGCAGGTCAACATCCGCCTCGCCCTCGATGGGCTGCGCATTCGGGTCTTTTTCGGTGATAAATGGGCGCACCTTTTTTAGCAGCGCAGCTTTCAGCTTCGTTGCTTTCGCAAAAGCCGTCCAGTCGTCTGTCGGCGTATTCTTCGGCAGTGCGGAAACGGCAGCGTCGTACAGCGCTCGGTCAGAATCCTTTAAAACTGAGATCGGGACGTGCTTCGTAATATCAACACGCAGGCGGAGCGGACGCTCCACCGTGATAGCCCAATAGCCGAACTCTGAGTTATCAAAGATGCGGCTGACTTCGCTCTGCTCCATCTCCATGAAGATGCGCATGATCTCACGGCGTATCTCCGGCGTAAACTCACAGTTCTTTTTGCCCATATTCTTGCGTAGCGAGGATTTCATCGCCGTGGCGTCAATGAGCTGTATCTTACCTTTGCGGCGGTCTTCCTTCTTATTAGAAAGAATCCAGATATACGTGCCGATGCCGGTGTTGTAAAACATATTCTCCGGCAGGGCGATAATGGCATCCACAAGGTCGTTCTCTATGAGATAGCGCCGCGCGTTGCTTTCTCCACTCCCGGCATCACCGGTAAAGAGGGATGAACCGTTATGTACCTCTGCAATGCGGCTGCCCAGCGTTGTGTCCTTCTTCATCTTTGCTACATTATTCAATAAAAAGAGAAGTTGACCGTCACTGGTGCGCGGAATCATAACAAGCTGTTCGCCACCGTCGAGATAGGCATTGAAGCGGCTGTCGAGGATATCTTTTTTACCGCCCATCTTTTCTGCATCAACCTTCCAGCTCTTGCCGTAAGGCGGATTACTCAACATAAAATCAAATTGCCGTGTGGGGTTGCCGTCAACAGAAAGTGTAGAGCCGTAAGCAATATGCTCAGCTTGGTCTCCATCACCCTTAAGCAGCATATCTGCCTTGCAGATGGCATAGGTTTCCGGTTGGAGCTCCTGCCCGAAGAGGTGAATGGAAACCTTCTTATTGCGTCTTTTGGCTAACTTCATTAATCTTTCCTGTGCAACTGTGAGCATACCCCCAGTGCCGCAAGCTCCATCGTAACAGGAGTAGGTCGCATCCATGACCTTGTCCGCAATCGGCACAAACACAAGGTCGGCCATCAGCTCCACAACGTCGCGGGGCGTCCAGTGTTCACCAGCTTCCTCGTTGTTCTCTTCGTTGAACTTACGGATTAATTCTTCAAAAACTGTACCCATGCCATGATTATCGAGCGCGGGCAGTCGAATCTCCTGCATAGTGTCATCCCTATAAACAGGCTTCGGGCTGAGATTAATAGCGGGAGAGATGAATTTCTCAATGACAGCGCCGAGAATATCTGCATCAATCATCGTGTCAATCTGATTGCGGAATTTGAACTTTTCAAGAATTTCCTGCACATTGGGCGAAAAGCCGTCAAGATAGGCTTCAAAATCCGCTTTCAAAGTTTGTTTCTTTGCACGGCTGGTAAGGTCGCGCAGCAAGAAAGGAGACGCGTTGCAAAAAGCCTGTCCCGCCGCATTACACAGCGCAGGCCACTGGTTGGCGATATTTGCTGCATCCATCTTCTTTTTCATGTCGAGAACTGCAGCTTTTGTATCTTCCAGCATTGCGTCAAGACGCCGAATAACCGTCATTGGCAGAATTACATCGCGGTATTTGCCGCGTACATATACATCACGGAGGCAATCATCAGCGATGCCCCAAATAAAACTTACAATAGCGTTATGTGCTTGATTATCCATGTTTTTCACTCATACCTTTCTTGGTGTCCATATATCCCGGCAGATTACACTGCCGCAGTATTATTCTAAATTATTAGGTGTCCGATAATCCGTACTCAATCATCAACTGAGTCGGATTTTTTTCTGGGCTCCTTTTCAACCGGGGCATCCTCGGCGGCTCCTCCGGAACGCACCCAGTCGTCAACCTCGGTCAGCTTGAATTTCCACAGACGTCCAACCTTATATGCAGGTAGGCTCCTTTTGGCAATCCATTGTAAAACAGTCTCTCTCCTTACACCGAGATATGCCTGCACTTCTTTTAAGGTGACCCATTTTTCAATCTTCGGTTCACTCACTTGTATAACCTCCATTTGTTTTACGCCTGTACTTTACGTCTAAAGTAACACAAAAAAGATAGTCTTGATTTGGAAAGCAGTTTTCTCCATCTTCATCAACCATATCCCAAACGCACCGGGTAATGCCATCAAAACCTCTGCCATTGAATATCGCGCTCAAGTGTACAAAAGTGTTCGGAAGGGTATCTGGTATTGGAATATCTGCCGGATTTGCTTCCGGTCTGTCCTTCGGGCCGCGCCGGTAAACAAGCCTGCGGTTATTCCACGGAATCTTCCCGCGATTCTGTAATATCCATGTATGTTGAACATCGTCACGGCTTCCAACTTTATATATACGCTCTGGCCGGAAATCCACATAAATGTCATCACCCGGATAAAGCTTTCTTGATACTGTTTCCGCTTGCACGGTATCCGCTGGGGCTTGCTTTGCCTTCTGATATTCCAAACCGATAATTTCTTCAACAACTTCATCATCATTGTCAATGAGAGCCTTTGTCTGTTTCGCCAACGCGACAGCAAAGGCTTTTTTATTTGGCTCACCCTTTTCGGGAACTCCAAAATCCGTCAATGCTGTGGCAACGCGTGCGTCGTCGATAGAAGTTAGGTAGAACGAGGTCAGCGAGGCGAGATTGTCGCGACCACGATATGGCGACTTCAAGCCTATCGTGAAAGGCTTATTACCGGAGTAGAGGTTGCAATGATAACTGTCGGAATACTGCAGCTTCTCACCTGCGGCTATGAAAAGTGCAGCAACAAAGGCCTCCCTGTTTGAAAACTTTGAGCAGTGTGGCTTAACACCCTTGCATAGCGTTGCAAGATCCACGGCAGCCCCTCCTTTCGATATCAGATACTCATCGCCCAATTTAAATTTCATTATATCACATAAAGTCTTAGAAATCAATACTTCACTAACGGTAAATAACCAATACACATATAAACGCACTTTCGTGGATTTTCTGAAGTGTTAGTGGAAGTGTCGGAAGTGTCGATTTTCAGCCCTTCTGCTCAATTTCAAGTGTCGGTCGCCGCCCTTAAACTATAAGTAACCTAAACGAAAGGCGGTGGTGAGGTGAAAAAAGCAGAACGAGACAACTGGATCATAAACATTGAAAACGCTTACGAAGCAGCGTGCTTACAGGCCGGACAAGCGGTAGCCGATTCCGTTTTACAGCGATACGACGCTCATGGACTGTATGACCTTAGCTCTTGCTATTACGGCGAGGTGTTTGGCGATTTAGAGTTTATCGCCAGCGATAATTAACGCAATCGTCCCGGACAAGACGTTAAAAGGTCTGCCTGAGTACCGGCTCATCTCTGTGGCCACGGAGATGCGTTCGTAGCTGGTGCGAAGGTAACACAATAAAATAGAGTGCCAGCTGCGAACGGCTGGTCACCGATGTGAAGCGGAGAAATCCGTATGAGGTGACCATCTATGATATTTAGATCTGGCAGTTATGCAGGTTATCTCCGCTTCGGCTTAAACGCCGGAAGGAGAAAACCTAATGCAAACCCAAGACAATCAACGCAAAATCTACATTCGCAACACCAAACAATGGGTGCCTGTAACAGAAGACGTCTACCTCGCGTACTATCGCCCAATATGGCGCTTACAAAAGGAAGCGCAAAAGAACGGTCAGTGCGTATGTCCCAAGTCCAAACTCTGGGCCTGCAACGGCGACTGTGCCACCTGCGAATATCGTGCAGCTGGAAACACTATCTCGCTCGATGCGCCGATGGAAAACCCAACTGGTGAGGAGTTCTGCCTCTTGGATACTCTTGAGGACCCGGACGGTAGCTTTGCCGACGTCCTTGTGGACAGGCTTCTGCTTAAACAGCTTCTCGACGAGCTTGCGGAGCGCGACCCTGAAGGCAAACGCATCTGCGAGCTTATTATGGAGGGTAGCTCCAAGACGGAAATCGCGGATACCCTTCAGCGCGAGTTCGGTGGCGGCTGGTACAAGTCAAAAGCCGTCTACCGCGAAAAGCAAGTGCTCGACCAGCTTCGCAAACGTATATTAGGTCTCTAGTAATCACATGGTTTTGCCCTCTGTCTCAGAAAGTTGGCGGAGGGCAAAATTATTTTTCTGTTTTTTTGTACAATGGGCTCCTTTTTTTCCAGTGGGTAGTGAGGACAGAGAAAACGACAAGTCCCCAGATTGGAGGAAGCCCGAATGAACGATAAGAGACAAACGACCGACACGGACGAGGAATTGATTGACATCTTGACTGCAATTTCCGTCGTGTCCAAGCGGCTGGCGAGAAACCTCACCATCCTCGCTGCACAAAGCAAATCTAAGGAAGGAGAGAAAACGAATGAGCAATATGAGCGAGATGGCATCGACCATCGAAGAACTGCGCAAGTGTGCTGCTGTTATCAGCGACGCGGCTAATTGGCTGGCAGAGAAGTTTAGCGGCGATGAAGCGCCGGAAGAGCCCACACCAGTGAAAGAACCACCACTCACACTGGAAGCGGTCAGAGCCGTTCTTGCGGACAAGTCTCGTGCGGGCCATACAACTCAGATTCGCTCTCTGCTCCAGAAGTACGGTGCCGACAAGCTGTCGGGCGTTGACCCCGCTAATTACAAGGCGCTGCTTGCCGATGCGGAGGAACTGAACAATGCCACCTAAAGGACACGCGGTACTATCCGCATCATCTTCTGAGCGCTGGCTTCACTGTCCTCCCTCCGCTCGGCTCTGCGAGAGCTATGAGGATAAAGGCTCGGACTACGCCGCCGAAGGCACCGACGCTCACGAGCTTTGTGAATATAAGCTCCGCAAGGCGCTGAGCATGGAAGCGCAGGACCCAACCGAAAACCTAACATGGTTCAACGAAGAAATGTCGGACTGTGCCAACGGTTATGCTGCCTATGTTCTCGAACAGGTGGAAGTTGCAAAGCAGACCTGCGCTGACCCCGTCGTCTTGATTGAGCAGCGCGTAGACTTCTCCCGCTGGGTTGAGTCAGGCTACGGCACCGCCGACTGCATCATTATCGCGGACGGCACCTTGCAGATCATCGACTACAAGCATGGTCTGGGCGTGCTCGTAAGCGCAGAAGAAAACCCGCAGATGCAGTGCTACGCGCTTGGCGCTCTGGAACTGTTCGATGACATCTACGACATCGACTCGGTACGCATGACTATCTACCAGCCCCGTCGCGACAATGTCAGCACCTATGAACTCTCAAAGGACGAGCTCTACCGCTGGGCGGACGAAGTGCTCAAGCCCACAGCCGATCTTGCTTTTGCTGGTGATGGTAACTTCCTCTGCGGGGAATGGTGCGGCTTTTGCAAGGCAAAGCACGATTGCCGCGCCAGAGCCGACGCCAACATGGAGCTTGCCCGCTATGACTTCAAGCTGCCCCCTCTGCTGACAGATGAGGAGGTCAAAGAAATTCTCTCCCGCGTTGATGACTTCATCGCATGGGCATCGGATATCAAGGACTACGCACTGCAACAGGCTATCAGCGGTAAGGAGTGGAACGGCTGGAAACTGGTCGAAGGTCGCTCCAACCGCAAATACACAAACGAAACAGCGGTCGCCGGTGCAGTCACCGATGCTGGCTTTGACCCTTACGAGCGCAAGGTACTCGGCGTCACCGCCATGCAGAAGCTGCTCGGCAAGTCCCGCTTTGAAGAACTCCTCGCGGTGTATATCGAAAAGCCGCAGGGTAAACCCACACTCGTCCCGGAGAGCGATAAGCGTCCGGCGATGAACACAGCCAAAAATGATTTTATGGAGGAAAACGATTATGAATAACAACACAAACAAGGTAAACAACCCGATGAAGGTTATCACTGGTCCCGACACCCGCTGGTCTTACGCCAACGTCTGGGAAGCAAAGTCCATCAACGGCGGCACTCCGAAGTTCTCGGTCAGCCTCATCATCCCGAAGTCCGATACCAAGACGGTCGCAAAGGTCAAGGCTGCGATTGAAGCTGCCTACCATGAAGGTGAGTCCAAGCTCAAGGGCAACGGAAAGTCCGTGCCTCCGATGGCGGCTCTCAAGACCCCTCTCCGCGATGGTGACTCAGAACGTCCCGACGACGAAGCGTATGCGGATAGCTACTTCATCAACGCCAATTCTGCTACGGCACCCGGCATCGTGGACGCAGACCGCAATCCTATCCTGACCCGCTCCGAGGTGTATTCCGGCGTGTATGGCAGAGCCAGCATCAGCTTCTACGCATTTAACAGCAACGGCAACAAGGGCATCGCCTGCGGTCTCAACAACCTGCAGAAGGTGCGCGACGGTGAGCCTCTCGGCGGTAAGGTAAGTGCTGAGTCCGACTTCGCCACCGACGATGACGACGAGTTCTTGAACTGATGAGGTGCTGATATGGAATTCTACGAATTTGCAAAGCACTTTGTTGTATGTGGAGCTTTCGGAGCACTTATCGGTTTGATGAGCTGGTCTTTTGGATACTGGATTTACCAGTTGGTTGCCTACATCTGCAAAAAGGTCAAGGCACATAAAGAGAAAAAAGCTGTCAAATAGCAGGACAACAACTAAAAGGATTCAGGGCGGCGGCGACTTGTTCAATGCCGCCCTGTCCGTATAGGAGGACGAAATGAAATCACTCAGTATAGATATTGAGACCTTTTCCAGTGTTAGCCTTGCCAAGTCAGGCGTTTACCGCTATGTCGAAGCTCTGGATTTTGAAATATTGCTGTTCGGTTATTCTGTGGACGGCGGTGCTGTGCAGGTTATTGACCTTGCCTGCGGCGAGAAAATCCCTGCCGACATTATTACCGCTCTCACCAATGAGGCTGTGACAAAATGGGCGTTCAACGCCAGCTTCGAGAGGATCTGTCTCTCCCGCTTTATTGGGCTGCCGACTGGCGAGTATATTGACCCGGTCTCCTGGCACTGCTCTATGGTCTGGGCGGCGACGATGGGCTTGCCGCTTTCGCTGGAAGGCGTCGGCGCGGTGCTCAAGCTGGATAAGCAGAAGCTCACCGAAGGCAAAGACCTCATCAAATACTTCTGTCAGCCATGTACACCGACAAAAGCTAACGGTGACCGAACCCGAAATTATCCGTATCACGCTCCGGACAAGTGGTCAGCGTTCAAAAAATATAACATCCGCGATGTTGAGACAGAAATGTCGATACAGGCGCGGCTTGCCAAGTTCCCAGTGCCGGAGTCCATATGGGACGAATATCACCTCGACCAAGAGATAAACGACCGAGGTGTTGCGCTGGATATAGTGCTGGTACAGGAAGCCATCGGAATAGACAGTCGCTCCCACTCCGAGCTCACTGCTGCTATCAAGCACATCACCGAGCTTGATAATCCAAACTCAGTACAGCAGATGAAGCAGTGGCTTGCCGACAACGGCATGGAAACCGACACACTCGGCAAAAAGGCAGTCGTGGATCTGCTCAAGACTGCACCGCCGGAACTCTCAGATGTGCTTCTGCTCAGGCAGCAGCTTGCGAAATCATCAGTGAAAAAGTATCAGGCGATGGAAAATGCAGTCTGTGCCGACGGTCGTGCTCGTGGGATGTTTCAATTCTACGGTGCAAACCGCACCGGGCGCTGGGCAGGACGGCTTATCCAAATGCAAAACCTACCGCAAAACCATCTGGAGGATTTAGCTGAAGCCCGCAGCCTTGTTCGCACCGGTGACTTTGATGCTCTTGAAATGCTCTACGAGGATGTGCCGGACACCCTCTCTCAGCTTATACGCACTGCTTTTATTCCGAGAGCGGGTGCAAAGTTTATCGTTTCCGACTTCAGTGCCATCGAAGCCCGTGTCATCGCATGGCTTGCCGGAGAAAAATGGCGACAGGATGTGTTTGAGGGCGGCGGTGACATTTACTGCGCGTCCGCTTCGCAGATGTTCAAGGTGCCGGTCGAAAAACATGGCATCAACGGTCATCTGCGGCAGAAAGGCAAAATTGCAGAACTTGCGCTGGGTTATGGCGGCTCAGTTGGTGCGCTTAAGGCAATGGGTGCTCTTGATATGGGCTTGACTGAAGATGAGCTTCAACCGCTGGTCACAGCGTGGCGACAGGCAAATCCGCACATCGTGCAGTTCTGGTGGGACGTTGACCGTGCTGCTACAGAGGCAGTTCGGGATAAACGCATCTGTGTCACTCATGGTATCAAGTTCTACTGCCAGAGTGCGATGCTGTTCATTATGCTCCCGTCCGGCAGACAGCTCGCCTATGTAAAGCCGCGCATGGGTGAAAACCAGTTCGGTGGGCATTGCATCACCTACGAAGGTGTCGGCGGCACAAAGAAATGGGAGCGGCTTGACTCTTATGGTCCGAAATTCGTGGAAAACATAGTTCAGGCGATTTCTCGCGATATTCTCTGCTATGCCATGAATACGCTACGTTGCTGCTCCATTGTCATGCACATACACGACGAGATTGTTATCGAAGCGAACCAGCGTATGTCTTTAGCAACAGTTTGTGAGCAAATGGGCAGAACTCCGCCGTGGGCAAAGGGCTTACTGCTACGCGCCGATGGCTACGAGACAGATTTTTATAAAAAAGATTAGAGGATTTTTGTACGACGGGGCTTCTTTTTTCCAGTGGGTAGTAGAGACGGACAAGAAGCCCGTCGTGAAAGGAGTGTTCCCATTGAGTATAAACAAATTCAACAGCGAGGGCTATCACGACCCTACCGCCTTTGAAGCTATGACAATGATTGAAAAAGAGGAACGTGCGCTTCGTGCCTTCCGACCTATCGTGTATATCTGTTCGCCGTTTTCGGGTGACGTGCAAGGTAACGTGAAAGCCGCGCAAGGCTACAGCCGTTATGCCGTGGACAAGGGCTATATCCCAATCGCACCGCATCTGCTGTTTCCGCAGTTTCTGGATGACGACGACCCTACGGAGCGGGAACTTGGGCTGTTCTTCGGCAATGCCCTGATGAGCAAGTGCTCAGAGGTATGGGTGTTCGGTGGCGTCATCTCAGCCGGTATGGAGGCTGAAATCAAACGGGCGAAGTGGAAAAACTACCGCCTGCGATATTTTAACGAAGACTGCGAGGAGGTGCCTCATGTCTAACGCGTGGCAATTCAAGCCCGGAAATCCGGAGTACGAAAAATACATCCACAGCTCGCACTGGAGGCATATCGCCGATAAGCGGCTTGAAGTGGATGGGCATATCTGCTGCGTCTGTGGCGACAAAGCTACGGATGTACATCATCTTACTTATGACCGCTTCGGCAATGAAGCAACGGACGACCTCGTGAGTCTTTGCAGAAAGTGTCACGGTCAGGCGGAGAGCTTTTATGACCCGGCAGTGACGCCTTGGGCTATGGACGAGATAAAGCCGAACGGTAACAACTTCATGGCGGCTATGCGTGTGGACGCTCTGAAGATAGCGCCTTTGGTTTTTGATTATCTGAAGGCGGTGCGAGGTTTTGATTTTGATTCGCTGATGCTTCTTCGCCAGCCGGACGACCCTGAGGGAAAGAGATACTGGAGAGTGTTGCAAAAAGCAGTGAATGCCCTTTGCAGAAAGCGCTACTCCCGAAGCTGCGTGGAGGACAGGCGAACAATGATGCTCGAATCCATCACAAATCATATCGAGGTCATCTGTCTCGCCGAAATTGAACACTATGTCCGAAATGCCGTGCAGAATTCTCTCCATGAGATTGTGGTGACGGACTATGCCATTTTCGGTAAATGGGACGCCGTTGGCGAGGAGCTCGGCATTGCAAAAGGGACAGCGCAGAAGCTGCGACAAGACGACGGTACCAGCTTCGGTCCATCATTACGCGAAACAGTGCTGTATTACTGCGGGTTAGACGCGGCGGCGGGCATTCGGCCTGTTGATGGTTTCGCCTGCCTGAGTGAAACGGATTACAACAGGCTGAATGCAATGGCCGACTACATGATTGCGGTATCCGGTGACGGTGCCTTTAAAGGCGAATTTATGAAGGAGGAACAAAGCCGTGTTAGTTAAAATATCTGTCTGCAATCGCAGGACGGACAAGAAGTATAAAAACAAAGAACTGGAATGGGATTATATCACCGACCGCAACCGCAATCCTGTCCGTACCTCGGAAACGGCGGAGGAATATCCGAAGCTGTCAAAGGCACAGCGCGGCGAGCTCAAGGACATTGGCGGTCTTGTCGGAGGCTGGCTGAAGGAAGGAATCCGCAAAAACGGAAACGTGACCTTCCGCACGCTGGGCTTGCTCGATGCGGACAGCATACCCGCCGATACGGATTTTCAGCGCATTGTCCGCACGGCTCTCGACGGCGTTACCTATTTTCTCTATTCCACACATAGCCACACCCCAGAGACGCCACGATACCGCATCGTTATTCTTTTTGACAGAGAGGTTAGTGAGGACGAGTATCCCGCTGTGATGCGAATGGTCGCCAAGCAGATCGGGATGGACTATTTTGACGATTCTACCTATGAAGCCAACCGCATGATGTATTGGGCTTCTTGTCCGTCAAACGGCGAGTTCGTGTTCGATGAACAGACCAGCGAACCGCTCAATGTGGATAAGTACCTCGGTATGTACGCCGACTGGCGCGACGTATCACAGTGGCCTACCTCCTCGCGGCAGTCAGAGGCTGTCAAGCGCGAGGTTGCAAAGCAGGAGGACCCTCTCTCAAAGCATGGCGTGGTCGGCGCGTTCTGCCGCGCCTATTCTGTAATAGCGGCAATCGACAAATTTCTGCCGGAGGTTTATGAGCCTTCAGTCATTGAGGGACGCTATGATTATATCCTCGGCGAGGGTACTGCCGGTGTCGTCGTTTACGATGATAAGTTCACCTACAGCCATCATGCGACAGATCCTGCTTGCGGAAAACTGCTCAACGCTTTTGACCTCGTGCGCATACACAAATTTGGCGGCGACGATGAGAAAAAGTCCTTTGCCGCTATGACGGATTTTGCAATTAAGGATGATGCAGTGAAGTCGCAGCTTGCGACGGAGCGCATGGAACAGGCAAATGCCGACTTCTCCGATGCCGATTGGCAGAAGGCGCTGGTGCTGGACAAACAGGGACACGTCAAGGATACACTCGACAATCTGGTACTTATCCTGCGCCATGATGAGGCTCTGCAGCACATCGCGTTCAACTGTCACCGTGACGGCATCGACGCAAAGGGCGGTCTGCCGTGGGAGCAGCTCAAAGAAGGTTGGAACGACTCCGACAACGCTGCACTCAAGGTGTATCTGTCAAACACTTACGGCCTCTATTCACCCACCAAGACAAAGGACGCGGTGTTGGCAGTCGCCGCTGAAAAGGCATATCACCCCATAAAGGAGTATCTGGAGGAACTGCCCGCTTGGGATGGCACTCCCCGCGTAGAGACGCTGTTCATTGATTACTTCGGCGCGGCGGACACTACTTACACAAGAGCAGTCAGTCGCAAATCCATGGTGGCGGCGGTCGCTCGAATCTATCACCCTGGCACAAAGTTTGACAGCGTTCCAATATTGAACGGACCTCAGGGCATCGGCAAATCGACCTTTTTTGCAAAGCTGGCTGGTGAGTGGTTTTCGGACAGTTTGACTCTTACGGATATGCGCGACAAGGCAGGACCCGAAAAACTGCAGGGCTATTGGATACTGGAGCTTGGCGAACTTGCCGGAATGCGCAAGGCAGATGTCGAAACGGTGAAATCCTTCATCTCCCGTGTGGACGATAAGTATCGCGCCAGCTACGGCGTAAGCGTGGAAAGCCATCCGAGGCAGTGCGTTATTGTCGGATCGACAAATGCGGAGTCCGGCTTCCTACGGGATATCACCGGCAACCGGCGCTTCTGGCCTATTCCTGTCAGCGGCCAGTCCACAAAAAAGGCATGGCAGATTACGAAGGATGAAGTTGCTCAGATTTGGGCTGAGACGCTGGTGCTCTATCGCCGAGGCGAAAAGCTCTACCTTGAAGGCGAAGATGCTGTGCTGGCAGTTGCGGAACAGGCGGATGCTATGGAGACAGATGAGCGCGAAGGGCTGGTGCGACAGTACCTTGATACCTTGCTGCCGGATAACTGGGACGAGCTCGACATTTTTGAGCGGCGCAACTTTTTGAACGGCACTGGTGTTGCTGATATCGGCAAACAAGGCACAGTACAGCGCAAGCTGGTTTGCAATCTGGAAATCTGGTGCGAGTGCTTCGGTAAAGACCCGTCAGCCCTAAAGAAGGTGGACTCCTATGAACTCGGCTCTATCATGCAAAAACTGGAGTCTTGGGAGAAGTACACTGGAACAAGACAAGGAACAAGCAACTTCACCCACTACGGAAAACAACGAGCTTATTCCAGGAAGTAACGGAACGAGCGGACTTGTTCCCGCACTTGTTCCAGTGCTTGTTACGGCTTAATCCCTTATAGAATGGAGGTTTTCGGGCATTGCGGAACAAGAGAACAAGAATTTACCTATTGGTATCTATCATAAAAAAAGAGGTAGTAAAGGAACGCAAATATGGGTGCGTGCGCGTGTATAGGAAATGTTGTTCTTCTTGTTCCGCTTGTTCCGGCAGATAAATATGAGAGAAAAAACGATAGAACACAAGTTGACAATCGCGGCAAAAAACATGGGAGGCATCGCGCTAAAGTTCGTAAGTCCGGGTTTTGACGGAATGCCTGACCGCATCGTACTTTTACCGGGCGGTCATATGGGCTTCGTGGAAGTAAAGTCAATGGGCTGCAAGCCGCGACCGCTTCAATTGGCGAGACACCGGCTCCTACGAGGACTTGGCTTCAAAGTATATGTGTTGGATGATGAACAGCAGATTGGAGGGATTCTTGATGAAATACGAGCCACATAATTACCAGACCTTCGCCATCAATTACATCGAGGAGCACCCGATCTCCGCTGTTCTATTGGATATGGGCCTTGGCAAGACGAGCATTACGCTGACGGCACTTAACAACCTGTTGTTTGATAGCTTTAAGGCGCATCGCATCCTGGTCATCGCCCCGCTGCGAGTAGCACGGGACACATGGCCTGCTGAAGTAGATAAGTGGGATCACCTTCAGAGCCTCATCTGCTCCGTGGCAGTAGGCACCGAGGCAGAACGCCGGTCAGCACTTTTAAAGCCCGCCGACATCTATATCATCAACCGCGAAAATGTCCAGTGGCTCATTGAGGACAGCAAGCTACCTTTTAACTATGACACCATTGTAGTGGACGAACTTTCCTCCTTCAAGAATTATCAGGCTAAGCGGTTCCGGGCGATGATGAAAATCCGACCGACTGTAAAACGCATCATCGGTCTCACAGGTACCCCTTCCGCAAACGGACTCATGGATTTGTGGGCAGAGTTTCGGCTTCTGGATATGGGTACTCGGCTCGGACGGTTCATCAGCCACTACCGACTGGACTACTTCCAACCTGACAAGCGAAACGGACAGGTCATCTTCAGTTATAAGCCACTGCCGGGAGCTGAACAGCGGATATATGACAATATCTCCGACATCACCATATCCATGAAGTCTACCGACCTTCTGAAAATGCCGGAGCTCATCAGCAGCGAATATACAGTGCAGCTCTCCGATGATGAGAAAAAGCGATACGACGAATTGAAGCAAGATCTCGTATTGCAGCTTCCGGGTGGCGATATTACTGCCGCCAATGCTGCCGCTCTCACCGGCAAGCTGTGCCAGATGGCAAACGGCGCTATTTATACCGATGATGGTAGCACCATCACGATTCACGACCGAAAGCTCGATGCGCTGGAGGACATAATCGAAGCCGCCGGTGACAAGCCGCTTCTGGTGGCGTACTGGTTCAAGCATGACCTCGCCCGCATTACCGAGCGGCTGCAAAAGCTCCATATTCCGTTCTCCAAGCTGGACAGTGCCGAAAGCATCAAGCGGTGGAATAATGGTGAGCTTCCCGTGGCACTGGTACATCCCGCCGCTGCCGGTCATGGGCTAAACCTGCAAAGCGGCGGTTCCTGCATCGTCTGGTTTGGGCTGACCTGGTCACTGGAGCTTTACCAGCAGACCAACGCCCGCTTGTGGCGACAGGGACAAAGTGCCGAAACGGTTGTGGTGCAGCACATCGTTACCAAAGGCACTATCGACGAACGCATCCTGAAGGTGTTATCCAAGAAGGACAGCACACAGGCTGCGTTAATCGAAGCGGTAAAAGCCGACCTGCAAATCTGAGACAATCTACGACAATCCGTGCCAATCCGAGAGAAATAAAAATATCGGAGGTACAGATTATGGATACACCTTATGAAAATCTCGCAAACGCCATCGTGCTGCAAGCTGTCAAGGACTACCGGTTGCATGACGATGAGCCGGAGCTTGCCAGCATCGAGCGCTTCTTCCGTTCCGGCTGGTTTAGCACCCTGACAAGCATCAACCCAGAAATGCTGATCTCCAAGCTGAGAAAGGAGAAGGTGCGCTATGAATACTAAGACCTACCTTTCACAGGCTCGTTATCTGGATATGCGTATTAAGTCCAAGCTCCAACAGGTTGACTCTCTGAACGAGCTGGCAACGACCTGTACATCTGTCTTGACGGGTATGCCGCGTAATCCCAGCGGCTCAACCTCCCGCATGGCTGACGCTGTATGTAAAATCGTTGACCTGCAGAACGACATCAACCGTGACATTGATAAGCTGGTCGACCTTAAGAAAGAAATCATGGGCGTCATCAAAGCTGTGGTAAATCCGGAGCACCAGACCCTTTTGGAGAAGCGTTACCTCTGCTTCCTTTCTTGGGAGAAAATTGCGGTGGACATGGGCTACGACCTGCGTTATACACACAAGCTCCACATTCGGGCGCTGGAGGAATGTATTATCCCCGCTCCTCCTGAAGTAGACATGAAAAGACACTGAATGACACCTGCCTCTCATGATAGTATTATAATTAGGAAAACAGAATCCAAGAGAGCCTTGTGGGAGCAATCCCGCAGGGCTTTTCTTGTGCCCGCAAGGAGGTGAACCAATGCCCTACAAACCCAAACGACCCTGTGCTTACCCCGGCTGCGGTCGGCTCGCTGAGCGTGAGCAATACTGCGCCGAGCATCAGAAAGTCATGGACAAACGTTACAACCAATACGAGCGCGACCCCGCATCAAACAAGAGGTACGGTCGTGCTTGGAAGCGTATCCGTGACCGTTACATCAAAGCGCACCCGCTCTGCGAGGAGTGTCAGAAGCAAGGCAAGCTGACGCCTGCCGAGGAAGTCCACCACATCCTTCCGCTCTCCAAAGGTGGTAGCAGCAGTGCCGACAATCTCATGGCGCTGTGCAAGGCGTGCCACTCCCGCATCACGGTGGAGATGGGTGATCGCTGGCACGACCGATGATTAGAGGAACAATGGAATACAAAAAAACCTGTGCTGCCTGTGGCAGCTTTTTTGTTACCCAAAACGAGAATCAAAGTTGTTGTTCTTCTGAATGCGGGCTGCAGCTCGGGCGGCGTAATAAAAAGAAATATTACACCTGCCAGTATTGTGGTGAGCAGTTTTGGAAGCCAGATGCTTTTCGTAAAAAATACTGCAGCAAGGAGTGCCAGATGGCCGCCAGAAGTGATGAGGCTATGAAACGTCACCTGAATCTGTCTCCGGCCTCTGAGCCGGAAGTATATCAGCGTGAGTGTTTGTGGTGCAAAGAACAGTTTGAAACGCCGTATCCGAATAAACTGTACTGTTCTCCTGAGTGCGCCTACGAAGGAAACAAGCGCATGAAACGACAGCAATGGGCTGACGAGTACGCACCACACATTTTTACCTGTTTAGAGTGTGGTGTGGAAGTCAAAACGGAACGTGGTGACAAACATTCGCTTTTCTGTTCGGAAAGGTGCATGGAGAAGTATCATTCGCGGATTTATAAAAAGCAGCGCAAGCAACAAATGCGGAGCGCTTGGGTAGAACCTGTGACTTTTGATGCTGTTTATTATCGCAGTAACGGCGTTTGTGGCATCTGCGGTTTGCATGTTTCTTATGACAAATCACCAGCTGATATCTGGGCGGCTACAATCGACCACATTGTTCCGTTGTCACGCGGCGGTAAACACGAGCTATCTAATTGCCAGCTTGCACACAGGCTATGTAATTCAACGAAGCAGGACGACATCGAAGACTACCATATTGATTGGGCAGAGAAAAATAAGTTAGACAATGGGAGATGGACAGATGCCCTCACGAAGTATTCTCTTCATACGAGAATGCAAGCTGCGCTATAGGCGGGCTGGGGTCAATCTATCCTGAAACTTAAAATTGAAGGACAGCGGCGTGGGGCTTCGTGTTGAAAAACGCAGTTTCAAAGGGTTGAATAGCCCAAGTTTAAAAGGAGTGTGATGAATATGGCGAAAGACGGCACCTGTAGAGGCGGTGCCAGAGTCGGTGCTGGCGCTAAAAAGAAGCCTCTCGCCGATAAAATATCCGCCGGTAATCCGGGCGGCAGGAAGCTGACGGTAATGGAGTTCACTGATGCGCCCGCGCTCGAAGGCTATGAAATGCCGGAGCCAAACAAAATGCTGTCAGCAGAGCAAAAGGATGGTACGACACTTGCCGCCGCTGAAATATATAAAAACACATGGGAGTGGCTTAATGCACGAGGCTGCGCTGCGCTCGTTTCTCCACAGCTACTGGAACGTTACGCTATGAGCGTGGCTCGATGGATTCAGTGCGAGGAAGCGGTGTCAAGTTTCGGCTTTCTGGCGCGGCACCCTACCACCGGCAATGCTATCCAAAGCCCGTATGTGGCGATGGGACAAAACTACATGAGCCAAACAAACCGCCTGTGGTATGAAATATTCCAGATTGTGAAGGAAAACTGCACCGGCGAATACAGCGGCTCGAATCCGCAAGATGACGTTATGGAACGGCTTTTGACCGCTCGGAGAGGAAAATAAAATATGACTACTTACAAAACCGCCGAAAGTGTATGCATGGGACACCCGGATAAGCTGTGCGACCTCATCGCCGACAGCATTCTGGATGCATGTCTCAGAAAAGATAAATCCGCTCGCGTCGCCTGCGAAGTAATGGCGACCAAGGGAAAAATCATCGTTGCGGGCGAAATCACCTGTGACGGCAAAGTGGATATCCGTTGGGAGGTGCGCGAAGTCCTCCGAAAGGTCGGCTACAATCCGTGGAAGTTTACTGTCTTTGTGTTCGTACACAAGCAGAGCGCTGACATCAGCGCAGGAGTGGCCACTGCGCTCGAAGCCAGAAATGGCAGCGAGGAACGTTACGCTTCCATTGGCGCTGGCGATCAAGGCACTGTTTACGGTTACGCCACCAACGAAACCCGCGAGATGCTGCCGCTTCCTCTGGTGTTGGCGCATCGTATTTGTAAACGCGTAGATACCGTCCGCAAGGATAAAATCGTGAAAGGCATTCTGCCGGACGGCAAGGCGCAGGTCACGGTCGAATACGAGGATGAAAAGCCGAAGCGTGTGAAAACAATCGTAGTTTCCGTTCAGCATGAAGCCAGCAAGACACAGGAACAGCTTTATTCGGATATCAAGCAGAATGTGCTCTGGCAGTGCTTTGAGGACTTCCCGTTTGATGATGATACTGAAATCTTCGTCAATCCCTCCGGCAGATTTGTTGAGGGTGGTCCCGCTGCTGACACTGGCTTGACTGGTCGAAAAATGATGGTGGACACCTACGGAGGGCTTGCTCTCCACGGCGGCGGTGCTTTTTCCGGTAAAGACCCAACGAAGGTCGACCGCAGCGGCGCTTATATGGCGCGGTACATCGCGAAGAATATCGTCTGGAGCGGCCTCGCGGATAAATGCGGAGTCGCTCTTTCTTATGCGATCGGAAAGGCTGATCCCGTGGCTGTGGACATCGACACATTTGGCACGTGCGCTCTTTCCAACGAGGCTCTGCGTGAGATTGTGATGTCAGATTTCAACCTGCGTCCGGCGGCAATCATCGAAAAGCTGGTCTTGCGTAACGCCATCTATGAGGACACCGCGACTTACGGGCACTTTAATTCCTGCTTGTTCCCGTGGGAGGATACCAGCATGAGGCTATACAACGAACTAAGAAAGGCGGCTGAAGCGTATGCAGATAGAAAAATTGAAAATTGAGCAGCTTATCCCGTCTGACTATAATCCACGTAAAGACCTGAAGCCCGGTGATGCCGAATATGATAAGCTAAAGCGCTCCATTGAACAATTCGGTTACGTCGAGCCGGTCATCTGGAATAAGACCACCGGGCGTGTCGTTGGCGGACATCAGCGTTTAAAGGTGCTCATCGATATGGGCATCACTGAGGTGGAGTGTGTCGTCGTCGAGCTGCCGGAGACAAAGGAAAAGGCGCTCAACGTGGCACTCAATAAAATATCTGGTGATTGGGATAAAGATAAGCTGGCGCTGCTTATTGCGGACCTGCAAGGCTCCGATTTCGACGTTTCGCTCACGGGCTTCGACCCATCCGAACTGGATGACCTATTCAAAAGCAGCATCAAGGATGGTCTGCACGATGACAATTTTGATGTTGATGAGGAGCTCAAGCAGCCGCCGGTCACTAAGCTCGGCGACCTCTGGACACTCGGTCGGCATCGGCTGGTCTGTGGAGACAGCACCAAAGCAGAAACCTTCGCCGTTCTTATGGATGACCGCAAGGCGAATCTGGTCATCACGGACCCGCCTTATAATGTAAACTACGAAGGCATCGCCGGGAAAATCAAGAACGACAACATGGCAAACGATGCTTTTTACAATTTCCTGCTGGCAGCTTTTCAGAACACTGAGGCGGTCATGGCGGATGACGCCAGCATATACGTTTTCCATTCCGACACCGAAGGACTGAATTTTAGAAGAGCCTTTTCGGATGCCGGTTTTTATTTGTCAGGCTGCTGTATCTGGAAAAAGCAATCGTTGGTGCTGGGGCGTTCTCCGTATCAGTGGCAGCACGAGCCTGTGCTCTACGGCTGGAAGAAAAGCGGCAAGCATCAGTGGTACAGTGGGCGCAAGGAAACGACCATCTGGGAGTTCGACAAACCAAAAAAGAATGGCGACCACCCGACAATGAAGCCTATCCCGCTGCTGGCTTATCCTATTATGAACAGCAGCATGACAAATACGCTGGTGCTCGACCCCTTCGGTGGCTCCGGCTCCACGCTCATCGCCTGTGAACAGGCCGACCGCTCCTGCGCCACCATCGAGCTTGACGAAAAGTTCTGCGATGTTATCGTGAAGCGGTATATCGAGCAGGTCGGTGCGGCGGAGAAGGTATCCGTCCAGCGTGACGGACTGACCTACTCCTACGCTGAAGTGGCTGTAAAATCGGACTGAATCACACAAGCGCCGCCGCTTCTATTTGGTACATTTACATCGCGGAATTGTCTTGCTATTTACAGGCTTTAGAGTGATATATGTACATACAAAAGCCGAAGCATCGGCTCAAAGAAAGGCGGCAGACACTATGAAAAACAAGGATTTTGAACTCAGGTACAACCTGACCGGCAGCGACCGCAAGCGGCTCGTAACAGCGATTGCGGAGATTTTGAACAGCCCTGCAAAGTACAAAGGCGCTCCTTCCTTCGGCTATGAGGTGGACTACTTCACCATCGACAAGAATGGCACGATCAGCTTCGACGACCGCGCCGACAGCGAGGAAATCGAAAAGCTTATCGAGCGGCTGCACGAGCAGGGCTTTGAAGCGGAACCGCGCTTCGAGGATTTGCAGATGACCGAGGAAGAAGAACTGGGGCTTGGCAGACAGCACCGCGACCCGATTGGCGAAGATGGTATGCAGGCAAGCGATGTGCCGGATGAGGATATTGGGTTGGTCATCGAAATGCCCCGCTCCTCCTTTACCGACACTGCGCTCGAAAATCTCAAGCGGTTGGTGGAAAGCAAGAAAAGCCTCATAAGCAAGGCTCTCGGATGTCAAGACATCGACATTGACATTGTTGATGAGAAGGTACGGTTCCCGTGGTTTGAGGACGGCACCGACCCAGACGCGGTCAAGGCATACACACTTTTTATCACAGCGCTTTGCGAGATGGCAAAGACTCAAAAGCGCGTTACCGCAAAGGAAAAAGATACGGACAATGACAAGTATGCATTTCGCTGCTTCCTGCTCCGTTTGGGCTTCATTGGTGATGAGTACAAGGCGGCGCGAAAGATACTGCTCCGCAACCTTTCTGGAAGCGGCGCATTCAAGAGCGGAAACCCGAAGGTGCAGGAACTGGTCGAGTGCATCAATGCAGACGCCGGTCTCTATGATGACGTGATGAGCCTGCAGGACAAGGAGGTGTCTGACGATGAGGTTTCCAAGTAAGGAGCTGGTAGAGAGCCTCCGCAAGCGTTACCCGGTTGGGTGCCGTGTGGAGCTTGTCCGAATGGACGACCCGCAAGCACCACCAGTTGGCACCAAAGGCACCGTGCGCGGCGTGGACGACATCGGCTCGGTCATGGTGGCATGGGACAACGGCTGCGGCCTGTCCGTGGCTTACGGTGAGGACGCCTGCAAGGTGGTGAGCGGCGATGAGTGAAGCGGTCAAGGAGCAGATTCTCGCCATCCGCGACACTGGGCTGACGAATATGTTCGATGTCCGCACGGTGCAGCACATCGCCAACGACAGGAGCTTCTACGAGCTGGTGGTGTATCTGGAGGAGCATCGATACGAATACGCGCATTTCATTCTCACCGGCGAAGCGTAAACTACACAATTCCGGCGGCGAAATTCGCTGTAAAGATCGTATAGTTTATGCCGGTATATATCGCGGAATTGCCTTGCTATAGTGTGCTTTTAGAGCGATCATGTGTACAACAAAACAAAGGAGGCACACCCCATGACAGACAAGCAGTTGAAACAGGCAAAAAGCCAGCTCCCGCAGGGCGAGCGCTTCGACCGAGCCTACAGCGCCTTTGAAGGCGGCATCAGACTGATTTCCAAGAAAGCCGACGGTTCGGAAACCCGCTACAAAGTACACTTCGAAGCTGACGACAATGTTCGCATCGAACGGTTTTAAGGAGGGAGCGACCATGTGGAGAGAAGGAAGCCTGAAGGTTCACGACAGCATTTTTCACTATTGGATGAAGCAGTATGACGAGGGTTCGCAGTTTGGCATCGAAGGCGGCAGAATCAGCAAGCTGATGCTCAAGCGGAACGGCGAGGTTGTTTGTAACTACGACAGAGGCTGGGACATCGAGCCCGCCGACCCGGACACGCAGCTTGCATTGGAGATACTGCTTCAAGGTGAAAACCGCTAACCCGCACTAAATAAAATAGCCGAGGTCAGCCCTGCGTGGGGCTGTATCTCGTACAGATAGATTATGAAGGCACCGGAGGGTGTCTATTTTTATGCCCGAAAGGAGGCGGCGACCATTGCGAAAACTGAAAAAGTACAAACAGACGCGCTTCAAAACGCAGGATTCGACCTATGACAAAGAAGCCGCCGACTACGCTGTGGCGTTCATAGAATCGCTCTGTCACACCAAAGGCACATGGGCCGGAAAGCCATTCGAGCTTATTGACTGGCAGGAACAAATTATCCGTGACATCTTTGGAACACTGAAACCCAACGGTTACCGGCAGTTCAATACGGCCTATGTAGAGATACCAAAGAAGATGGGCAAAAGTGAGCTCGCGGCTGCTGTCGCCCTGCTGCTGACTTGCGGCGACGATGAGGAGCGCGCCGAGGTTTATGGCTGTGCAGCTGACCGAAACCAAGCCTCCATCGTTTTCAATGTGGCGGCGGATATGGTGCGGATGTGTCCAGCTTTGTCGAAACGTGTCAAAATTCTCGACGCTACCAAGCGGCTCATCTTCCAGCCGACCGGCAGTATCTATCAGGTGCTTTCGGCCGATGTTGGCAACAAGCATGGCTTCAATACTCACGGCGTGGTGTTCGACGAGCTGCATACGCAACCGAATCGCAAGCTCTACGACGTAATGACCAAAGGCAGCGGCGATGCGAGAATGCAGCCGCTGTATTTTTTGATCACTACCGCCGGAGATAACCAGAACAGCATCTGCTGGGAGGTTCATCAAAAGGCGCTGGATATTATTGATGGAAGAAAGCATGACCCCACCTTCTACCCAGTAATTTACGGCGCAGCGCAAGAAGATGATTGGACTGACCCCAAGGTGTGGAAGAAGGCAAATCCCTCTCTCGGCATCACAGTCGGCATGGATAAGGTTAAGGCGGCGTTTGAATCAGCTCGGCAAAATCCAGCCGAAGAGAATAGCTTCCGTCAGCTCCGCCTCAACCAGTGGGTTAAACAAGCGGTGCGCTGGATGCCGATGGACAAGTGGGATAAATGCGCGTTTGCCGTCGACGCGGAAACTCTCGAAGGTCGTGTCTGTTACGGCGGACTTGACCTTTCCAGCAGCACCGACATCACGGCTTTTGTGCTTGTATTTCCACCCGGTGACGAGGATGACAAGTACTGCATCCTACCGTTCTTCTGGATACCCGAAGACAACATCGATCTCCGCGTCAAGCGCGACCATGTCAATTATGACCTATGGGAGCGACAGAGCTTCCTTCAAACCACCGAGGGCAATGTCGTTCACTACGGCTATATTGAGCAGTTCATCGCGGAATTGGGCGAGCGCTTCAACATCCGCGAGATAGCTTTCGACCGCTGGGGTGCTGTGCAAATGACGCAGAATCTTGAAACGCTCGGCTTCTCGGTTGTGCCGTTCGGTCAGGGCTTTAAAGATATGTCTCCACCGACCAAGGAACTCATGAAGCTAACACTGGAGGAAAAAATCGCTCACGGTGGACACCCTGTCCTACGCTGGATGATGGACAACATATATATCCGCACCGACCCTGCAGGCAATATCAAGGCGGACAAGGAGAAATCAACCGAAAAGATAGACGGCGCGGTCGCCACCATTATGGCGCTCGACCGTGCAATTCGGTGCGGTAACGATTCGGGCGAGAGCGTTTATGACAAACGCGGCCTGCTCATTTGGTAA